AGAATCAAAAATGGTAGGTCCTGATGATTTTGAAATAGAGGATGCGGTTGATGAATTTGATAATGTTATCGATCTAAACTCTGATGTTTCTAAATTAAAACAGTTTGCCGGTGAAAAATTAACAACAAAAGAGATTGTAGAAGGTATTAACAAAAGAAAAAGATCAAGAGCGATTGTAGAGGATCGTGGTGAGGCTGCAGATTTTATGACATCGAGACAGGGTGAGTATGATTATTCTCCTGATGACGGCATGGCATCAGGCGGTATCGCTAGAATGTTGGGAGAATAATGACTCCAAAAGAATACAAACAGATGATGGATTACCTGACCCGATCAGGTATTAAAGATCAAGTTAAGTTCGCATCAGACATCGCAAGACCAGAACCTAAGAGAGAGGTTGTAGAGATAGAAGCAATCAATAGATTTATGAGAGACAATCCTATGGCTTATGGTGGTCGTATTGGATTTGCTGACAGTATCGAACCTAAGGTTGAAAAATTTAAAGAGCTAGTAAAAAAAGGAAATAGCATTACAGATGCTAAAAACAAAGTTATAGATATCTATAAATTAAAAAGAAGTAAAACAGCAGGAACTCCTGTGTGGATGGACATAGGAAAAAAACAATTAATAAAAGAAGGCATCTTAGAAGATAAAGAAAGAGGTAATACAAAATTTATTGGAGAGACAGAAGATTTTTCAAAAGATAAAAATATAAAATTAATAGGTAAAAAAGAAACAGTTGAACCAGGTATTAAAAAAGCAACATATAAAAATTTAACCACAGGAAAAAAATTTGTTAAATATAAACCTTTACTAAGATCAAACACAGTAACTGTTTCTGGTGCAGGTTTTGATACTCTTGAACAAGCACAACAAATAGTAAAAGATTATAATGAAGCAAATCCTAAAAAAACAGCTGTTACTTTAAAACTTGAAGAAGATTTAAGAAAGCTAGCTAATAGTAAAAAATTAGCGCCTTTATTAAAAACAGGAACTCCAAGTAAAAAATATCTTAAAGTAGTTCAAGATATATTAGATTTAAATGTTAGTCAGGCAGAAGATAAACTTAAACAATTAGGAGAAGCTGTAAGACCTAATAGTGCTTTTGATATCCCTGGTATCAATAAAATAAGTGAAAAAAAAGCTATAAATATATCCAATTTTTATAAATCAAAATCAGTTTCTAAAACAGTTGTTGATAAAGAAATAGGAAAATCTGTTGGAGAAAAGTCTTTAAAAAATTTAAGACAAGACATTCAAAAACAATTACCTTTTGAAGGTGGTCCTGAAACTTTTGAAATTGATGAGGCTAAAGCAAAAATGAGTAGCTTTAGATTAGGGTCTAAACCTTATTCTATTTTTGGTCAGTTTATAGATGGCAGATTAAATCAAGGAGATAAAATGAAATATGATTCTCTATTATCTAGATTCGAAGAAGATGTTCAGAAGGCTCTTAGAGGTGAATTAATTAGAGATGGTAAAAAAATATCACCAATACAAGCAGTTGCAAGATACAATGCAGCTGCAACAGAAGCAGAAAATTTATTTAATTCTCAAAAAATGAGAAATTTTAAATCAGTTAGAATTCCAAAAATAACTTTAGATTCACCTGATAAAGCTATTGCTAACAAGGCTGCGTATAAAAAATATAAACAATACTTTGACAAAAATTTTGAAGAACTTCGTTACAGTTTTAAAATACCAAAAGACTTAAAACCTATTCCTGAGATTGCTGCTGATCTAAAAAATACAAACAGTCCTGAATATAAAAACATGATTAAAAATGTAAAAGAGATAGGTAAAAAATTTATTAAAAATATAAATGAATATGATGAGCAAGATTTGCTTAAAATATTTAATGATCCTAAGTTTCAAAAATTTAAAAAATTTATTCCTAGACTAGTGTCTAATCAAGATTTTTCCGAAAGAAGATATGCATCAGCAAATAACATTATGTCTGATGCAACATATATTGATCCAACTGATGAAACATTTGCAGAAAAAAACCCTCTTACCACAGGTGCAGGATTATCAGCAGCTGGTACAGCAGGTGTTTTAAAAGCAACAGGCACACCAATTAAAACTGCATTAGGAAAAGTTTTTAGAGGTGCTGGAACAAGACTTGGTGTTTTACCTTTTGCAGGATTAACGGTAAGGGATAATTTAGCTAAAGGAGAGAACATTGCTGATGCGGTTGTAGATCCTTTGGTTGGTTTAGAATTATCTTTTCCTGGTTTGTTTAAAGAAAATCTTTCAAAGATTACAAAAAATCCAACAGCTCAAAAAATTTTAAATTTAGCTATTCCATTAGGTAGAGCTGCTAGATTTACAACACCTTTTGGTGCAGCTTTAGGTATTGCAGGATTAGGTGTAGATGCTTACAAAGCATCTAGAGATAGATTAAATTTTTTAGATAGTTTAACACCGGATCAAAAAACTGAACTTTTTAAACAAGAACGTCAAGAAGCAGTCATGCAAAATTTAAGAGGCGGAAGAAATGCTTTTGATGAATTTGCAGCAGCAGGCGGTGGTATTGCTAAACTAGCTGGTTTAGATCAAGGCCCACCACCAGAATCAGGACCTAATCCACAAGGGTTGCTATCCCTTAAAAACCGTGTTAAAACAATATAGGAGTATATATGGCAGATATAGATAAAGGACTCCCGAACACTCGTACAAAACTTGAAATTCCTTCAGAAGAGGAACTACAAGAAATTGAAGTTCAGGAACCAGTAGAAGAAAAAGGACCCGTAGAGGTCACACCAGAAGAAGATGGCGGCGCAACAATAGACTTTGAACCGGGAGCTATTAACATACCGGGAACAGAATCTCACTTTGATAACTTAGCAGATATTTTACCAGACGATGTTTTAGAACCAATCGGTAACGAAATGGTGCAAAACTACATGGACTATAAGTCATCGAGAAAAGAGTGGGAACAATCTTATACAACAGGTTTAGATTTACTTGGTTTTAAATACGAAAACAGAACAGAACCATTTCAAGGAGCTTCAGGTGCAACCCACCCTGTTCTTGCAGAAGCTGTAACACAGTTTCAAGCGCAAGCTTATAAAGAATTATTACCTGCAGACGGACCTGTTAGAACACAAGTTGTTGGTGTTAAGAATCCTGTAACAGAACAACAAGCAACTCGTGTAAAAGATTTTATGAATTATTTAATTATGGATCAAATGAAAGAATACGAATCAGAATTTGATTCTATGTTGTTTCATTTACCATTAGCTGGTTCTACATTTAAAAAAATTTACTATGATGTAACTATGGGTAGAGCAGTTTCTAAATTTGTGCCAGCAGATGAATTAATTGTTCCATACACTGCAGCGAGTTTAGATGATGCAGAAGCAGTTATACATACTTTAAAAATTTCTGAAAACGAATTAAGAAAACAACAAGTGTCAGGTTTTTATAGAGACATAGAGTTAGGTCCTCCAGGCACTGATACAAATAATGAATTAGCTAAAAAGGAAAGAGAATTAGAAGGCACTAAAAAAACAGGTAAGAACGAACCTGTATATACTTTGTTGGAGTGTCATGTTAACTTAGATTTAGAAGGTTTTGAAGATCAAGGATCAGATGGACCTACTGGAATAAAATTGCCCTACATTGTAACTGTAGAAGAAGGCAACCGATCAGTTCTTTCTATTAGAAGGAACTATGCGCCCGATGATCTAAAGAAGAATAAAATCCAATATTTCGTCCACTTCAAATTTCTGCCAGGACTTGGATTTTATGGCTTTGGACTCATTCACATGATTGGCGGATTGAGTCGTACGGCAACGGCGGCTCTCCGTCAATTATTAGATGCTGGAACATTATCTAATCTACCAGCAGGATTTAAACAAAGAGGCGTTAGAGTTAGAGATGAGGCAGCTCCAATTCAACCAGGTGAATTTAAAGATGTAGATGCACCCGGTGGTAGTTTAAGAGATGCTTTCTTTCCATTACCATACAAAGAACCATCTCAAACATTATTAAATCTTTTAGGTATCGTTGTACAAGCTGGTCAAAGGTTCGCGGCTATTGCTGATATGCAAGTGGGTGATGGTAACCAAGGTGCTGCTGTTGGAACAACAATTGCATTATTAGAACGTGGCTCCCGTGTCATGTCTGCAATACATAAAAGATGTTATGCAGCGATGAAAAATGAATTTAAATTATTATCTAAAATAGTTTCACAATATTTACCACCAGAATATCCATATGATGTTGTAGGTGGACAAAGAAATATTAAACAAGCTGACTTTGATGATAGAGTAGATGTTGTACCAGTTGCAGATCCAAATATTTTTTCAATGTCACAAAGAATTACTTTAGCTCAAACACAATTACAAATAGCAACAAGTAATCCTCAACTGCATAATATGTATCAAATATACAGAAATATGTATGAAGCAATCGGTGTTAAAAATGTTGATGCAGTATTACCCGCTCCTGCACCAAATGCACCTATGGATCCAAGTATGGAACATATAAATGCGTTAACTGGAAAACCTTTTCAAGCTTTTCCTGGTCAAGATCATAGAGCACACATTACAGCTCACTTAAATTTTATGTCTACTAACATTGTAAGAAATAATCCTGCTGTTATGGCAGCAATACAAAAAAATATTTTAGAACACATTAGTTTAATGGCTCAAGAACAAGTACAATTAGAGTTTAGAGAGCAAATGCAACAGATGATGCAGATGCAACAGATGGCTGCAACTAATCCACAAGTTCAACAACAGCTACAAATGCTTACAAATCAGGTAGAAGCTAGAAAATCTGTTCTAATTGCAGAGATGACAGAAGAATTTATGAAGGAAGAGAAGCAAATTACTTCACAATTTGACTCTGATCCGCTTTTAAAACTAAAATCTAGAGAAGTTGACCTTCGAGCGATGGAAAATGAACGTAAAAAACAAAATGACGAGGCAACTCAAGATTTAAACAGGGCAAAATTGATGCAAGCACAAGAAATAGCTGAAGATAAGATGGAACAAAACGAAGATTTAGCAAAATTACGTGCTGGAGTGAGTCTTGCAAAGTCTGGTGTACAAGAAGCTAAAGTTATGGTAGAGGATAATTAATAAAAAGGAGCAAAAAATGGAAAAACTAGATAAAATACAAGAAGTTAAGGTTGCAGAACAACAAGTTGAGATAGATCCTAGATCTAGAACAACTGCTGATCAAGCTTTTAACTTAATTGGCACTGGCGGACCTGAAGAAGAAGTACAAGGTCAAGGCGCAGTGTTAGCAGAAAAGAAAAGAAAATCTAAAGCGTACTAATTATGTGGTTATCGGCAATTAAATTAGCCGTTTCTGCTGGTAGTAAAATATATGCTAACAAGCAGAAAACGAAAATGGCAATGTCAGAAGCACAGCTGATGCACGCTACAAAAATGGCCGAAGGTCAGGAAGCTTACCAGGGAAAACTGTTAGAGGCCCGACAATCAGACTGGAAAGACGAGGCGGTACTCATAATTTTAAGTTTGCCCGTTTTGGTGCTCGCTTGGGCAGTTGTATCGGACGATCCGACAGCGATGGACAAGGTAAAATTGTTCTTCGACATGTTCTCGCAGCTCCCGTCATGGTTCACAAATCTTTGGATCCTTGTCGTGGCGTCGATTTATGGTATAAAGGGTACACAGATTTTTAGAAACGGAGGAAAAAAATAATGGCTAGTAGTTTTATTATTCAAAAAGGACCTGGTATTGCATCAAAAGCATATAACTATGCAAAAAAACTTTTTAAAGGTGGTAAAGAAAAAACCACTGGTACAGAAGTCGTGCAACCGTTTCAATATAAAAAAGGTAGAAGTAGTAAAGAATTAGCTGTATTAAGAGCTGAAATAGAATCTAAAAAAAAGAACAAAAAATTTCTTAGTGATATTGAAAAATCATTTACTGGATTAGATGAAGCTAGAACTACATTAAGACAAACAGGTCAAAGAATAGCTGGTGAACCAGTCACTAAATCTGGAGTCAGTAAAGGAGCAAATATTAAAAATCCAAGACCAATAAAAAAAGCTAAAGGCGGCAGAGTTGGTTTAAAACGTGGAACTGGTTTGATGAAGAAAAAATCAAACGTAGCTAAAATTAAAAAAACATTTGGTCCTAAAAGTTTAGGAATGCAGAGTGTTATTTATGGATTAGATAAAAACAAAAATGTAACAGCAGCAGATCCAAAAGCAAAATTTATAGCAGCAGCTAAAAAGAAAAATAGAATGAAAGCTGCTTTTGGTGGTGGTGCTGATATGGGAAAAGTAGCTTCAGATAAAACAAAAACTGAAGTTAAAAAATATGAAAAAAGAGCTAAAGATGCTAGCAAGTTTTTAAAAAATAAAGGTAGAAGTTTTGGTAGCATGATGCGTGAAAAATACATGAGGTAATATATGGCTAAACTATGTCCAAGAGGTAAAGCAGCAGCAAAAAGAAAATTTAAAGTGTACCCTTCGGCGTACGCTAACATGTACGC